AAGTTAGAGAGTTAGAAAATATGCCACCACTTGAAGGGGGAGATGCCCCGTTAGTTTCAATGGCTTTGATACCTTTAAATAAAAGTAATGTTGAGAGAGTAGCAAGAGAAAATAATTTATCGATTTACAAAAACAAGCAAAAATTATTTGTTAACAGGAGAGAGTTTTATTTATCATTAAAACTAAAAGAACTTATTGCTTTAAAAATAAAAAAAGAAATAAAAGAAAAAAATAAAAAAGAAACAGCAGAAAGATACCAAAGTGGTTGAAATATGGAGCAAAGAAAGCATTACCAACAACTTCATATTAAAAAACTTGATAATGATATTGATAATTTTAAAGCGTTAGTAGTAAAGATTTTTAACGAACAAGAAAAAAGAGTTGTTAACTCGATTGAAGTTACAAAAGAAAAAAGTTTTAAAGTTGGTATCAACTGGGGAGATGAGGACAGTATTCTAAGAAAAGTGGCTTTGCCAATAATAACAAACATTGCTTCCCAAAGGGGTAAAGATATTTGTGATTTATTAGGGGTTAACTTTACATTTGGAACAAGATTACAAGAAGCGGTTGATAATAAAGTTTTCAAGTTTGCTGAAAATGTAAATAACACAACAGAGAAAAGAATAAAACAACAACTCCAAGAAGGTTTGGCGGAGGGCGAAAGTATCAAAGAAATTAAACAAAGAGTTAAAGAGATTTTTGAGCATAGAAAAATATCAGACGCAGAAATGATTGCGAGAACCGAAGTTATTAGCATTAGCAACAAAGCAGAATTAGAAACTTACAAAGACACAGGGTTGGTAGAAAAGAAAGAGTGGTTAGCGACATTAGATGACAGAGTTAGAGATAGCCACCTAATGTTGGACGGAGAAGTAGTCCCAGTTAGTAGTCCTTTTAGTAATGGACTTATGCACCCAGGTGATGTAACAGGAGACGGTGGAGAGGTCGTCAACTGCCGTTGTGCGATGATACCAGTTATAAAATAATTTAAAAAACAACTAAAATTAAAAAATGTTATACAAAGATTTCTCTGTTGATATAAAAAGCGTTGATGAAAATGAAGCAGTAATTGAAGCAGTTTTTTCAACAGCAGATATTGACAGACACGGAGAAAAAGTAAGCCAAGAGGGTTGACAATTAAAGGACTTTAAAAAGAACCCAGTTATTTTGTGAGGTCACGACCACTCTAAACCAGCAATTGGTAAAGCAACCAAAATAGGTTTTGACGAAAAAGGCAATCTCGCAGGTAAAATACAATTTGCTGTTAAAGAAAACCCATTTGCGAACACAGTTTATCAATTATTTGCTAATGGATTTATGAAAGCATTTAGTGTTGGCTATATTTGTGAAGAAATTGATTTTGATAAAAAAGACACTCCAATTCATAAAATAAATACTCTTTTAGAAATATCAGCAGTTAATGTTCCAGCCAACGCTTTGGCATTAGCCAAGCAAAAAGGTATAGACATAGCCCCATTAGAACACCAGGAAAACGATTTAAACAGCGATTTAAAGGGTGAAAATAGCGAAACCAATACCAATACACCCGAAACCGAAAACATACCCCAAAATAGCGAAAATAACACCGATTTCAACGAAAATGATACACAAAATGACATAAAAGAGGAAGAAACAGAAGAAGTTGTAGATAACACAGGTGAAAACATAGAGCAAGAGCCAACGGAACAAGAAACAAAAGAGGTATTGGAAAGTATTAAAGACGCCATTTCAACTCTCAATAATTTTTTGAGAGAAAATGAGAGAGCCGATAAACAAGAAATAAAAAGGTCGAAACTCCTGATAAAGGACGGCAAAGCGGTCAAGAAATTGAACCGTGTGATAAGAGTTCTTATTAAAACCAAGAACCAATGTAAAAAAGAAAGGAGATTAAAAATTAAACTTTAAAAAATGAACGAAGAAATTAAAAAAATTGACGAAAAGGAAGAAACCAGTTATGAAATGACACAAGATGAGTTAAACTCATTGATTTCAAAAACTGTTGACGAAATGTTAGTTGCTAAGTTCCAAGAAAAAGCAGAGGAACAAAGGGAAAAGATTTTGGAAAACAAAGAAGTCGTTAATGAAAAGACAAAAACTGCTGATGAAAAAACAAAGGAGTTTTTCAAAGCATTATTCAACGACGATAGAGAACAATTGAAAGCATTAACAACTTCTTCAAGCGACACTCCAAAGGCAGGTTATACAATTCCAACCGAGTTGATGAACGAAGTTCTTAGATTTTCAGAAGTATATGGTTTGGCTCGTAGAAAAATGAGATACTTACCATTTACAGGTGCTGGCAATTCAAGAACAATACCAAAACTTGGTTCGTCTGTTAGTGTTTACTGAACAGATGAAGGAGTAGCAAAAACTTCAACTCAACCAGTATTCGATAGAGTTACCCAAACTTTGAAAAAACTCGCAGCCATTGTTCCAATGACAGAAGAGTTATTAGAAGACACAGGTATTAACTTGACAGCATTGATTGGAGAGTTAATAGCAGAAGAAGTTGCAAAAGCAGAAGACACTCAATTTTTAGCAGGAACTGGTTCTCCTTGAACTGGTGTGTTAAATAACGCAAATTGTGTTCAACACGCTATTACAGCAACTTCAATTGCCAACTTAACTGCTGATGATTTACTTAATTTGACCGATAAAATTACTGGTTCAAAAAAGGTTGGGGCGGAGTTTTACTGACACCCAAGTATCACTACAATTATCAGACAATTAAAAGATAAGAACGATAGATATATTATGGACGGGCCATCAGCAGGAAAACCAGGAGCAGTATGAGGTTTTAACTATAATGAAACCGAAGTATTACCAGGACTTACTGATGACGCCGCTAACAAAAAGTTTATATTCTTTGGTAATTTAAACAAGTGTGCTATACTTGGTGACAAACAACAAATCCAAGTTAAAATGTTAGACCAAGCAACAATCACAGACACAGACGGTGAAACTGCTATCAATTTAGCAGAACAAGATATGGTTGCTATGAGATTTGTTGAAAGAGTTGGTTATGTCTTAGCATTACCAGAAGGAATCGCTGTTTTAAAAACAGGAACAAGCGGAACTTAAAAACATTTTCTGAAGGGGGCGTAACTGCCCCCTCAGGAATAATAATTAAACTATGAAAAAAATTATTATATATGACCCATTTATAAAAGCATACAGAGAAGTTGATATTGAAATAGCCAGAAAGTTTATTGAGGAATTAAAAAAGGTCGAGGAACAATTAAAAAAACTTGAGGAACAATTAAAAAAACTTGAAAATAAAATATTGAAAGAACAAAAAGAAGAAATTAAAATTATCGGTCTTTGAAAACTTCGAAAGTTTGCTAATAAAGAGGAGTTTGAAAAAGGAAATGCTTTCTTTGATAAACTAATCGGGAAAAACCTTTTGCTTAATGAGGGCATAAACGAATTGTGAACTATTTTATGTTCGGCAGGTGGAACAAAGTTTGACAATACAAACGCATATATTGGCGTAGGAGATAGTGACACCGCTGCGAGTGCAGACCAAACTGGACTTTTAGCAGTTACAAATAAAGCGTATATTGGTATGGACACGAGTTTTCCAACATTTGGGACAGACCAAAAGGCAACTTGAAGGGCAACTTTCAATGGCTCAACAGCCAATTTTGACTGGAACGAATTTACTGTTGCTAATGGTAATAGTAATAGTGCTAAAAACCTAAACAGATTAGTGTCAGCACAAGGGACAAAAGCGAGTGGTCAAATATGACAACTTGATGTGGAAATAACATTAGTTAACTCATAATAGTTTATTTGCTTTATCTCTAACTGGCTTGGAGATAAAGTTAATAAAAAATTAAAAAAGAGTTATGATTTTAGGAGATGTTTATCAAAAAGGGGTAGAAACAATTACAAGTGGAAATTATTTTGACATACAACCAGCAGAAGACCACGAAATAGTTATTCATAATATATGCTCTGACGGTGCTTGCGAACTTTATGTATATGACGGGACAAATGAATTGTTATTAGATATATTAGAGGAAGCAGGTAGTTGGTCGGCGCAGTATTTTCATTGCACCAATGGTAAAAGAATAAGAGTTAAAAATAATGGAGTAACAGACATTAAAATATATGCGGACGGTGTTTATACAAAAGTAGCGTAAAAAATATACTATGGTTAAAACATTAGAATTTGGCTCATTAAAATATCAGTTGGACAAGTCAGCAAGTTTGGGTTCATCTGATTATAAAATACCAACTCAAAAAGCAGTCAAAAATTATGTTGACGTATTTTCGCATTACAAGAACTCAGATGATACCGTAAGTAACAGTTATGGTTTCTACAAATCTCGTGGAACCTACGCCTCACCAACCGTCATCACATCAGGTGATTATCTCGGTGAAATAGTCGGCTATGGATATGATGGGACAAATTATATTAGAAGTGGGAGTATAAGATATAAAAACACAGGAACAGTAGCAACAGGTAGAATAGCAGGACAATGGGAGTTCTGGACTGGAACA